TTTTATTCGTTTGGATAATCTCTACCCCATAAATGTCGAGTAGTGTCTGCGTTAACATTAATTTCTTTATCTGGATTTTTAGCTAAATTAAATTTACCATCAAATATCCATGTATATGGAATTCTTTTTGTTGGTGATTTTATTCCATGGCTAATTGCAATGTGTTTATAGAAGAAACATGTTTTATCTTCTACATTTAAATACTTTTGACTTTCCATTGGATTGTTTGGATGATTTACAAGTACATCCATTTGTCTTAGCCATTCTTCAGCATGCTTATTCTCTGCAATAAATTGACCATCTTTGTCAATCGTGTATTTTACTTTTCCATTTAAATTAACTCCTCCAAATATTTGTTGCATGCCATCAAAGTGTCCAGTTCCTCCGAATAAAATAGATTCAGGATCAACAAGATCTGGTCTACTCATAGCTACATATCTTGCTGTGTTTTTACATGGATATAAAGGTGATCTAAAGTTTTGATGTTCTTTAAAATAAGCTTCTAATAATTTAGCAAACTCCATCATTGTATATGGCCTTTCTAGATCTTCTAGAATATGAGCCATGTCTTTAGCTGCTTTTTTAGGTCCTTCAATTAACCAATCTTTAACTATTGTACCTTTAGGATAATAGATTTGAAATAAATCATTTCTAGCATGTCTATTTTCTACAAAATGTGCCCTAGTCTTTTCTTCGCCTTGATTAATTAATTTAGTAATGGTTCCCCAGTGTTCGTTAGAGAATGAAAATACAATAGTATAATAAAGTAATTTTTCTAGATCTGTCTCATGTTGCATCATATAACAATAAGGATGCTCGTGCCAATGTAGTCTATGAGAAAATATCTGATAATCTTCTAACAAAAGTTTATCTTCTCTCTTATCAAACTCGTGACAAAATTCAAAGAACTTTGCTAGCCTCATTTCTTCTGACCAATCTTTCATCCAACTTTCTGCTGGCTTTTTCTTTTTAAACGCAATATTTGTAGAAGTACCATCATATGTAATATTTCTATACTCTTGTGCAACATCGTCTTCAAACGTAAACAAAACACCCAGATCAGGTGTTTGTTTAGCTACTTTTTTTATTTCTTTTATAGTGTTACTCATATTTTTGCTACCATTTTTTTGTACTCTTCAACTGATACTCCAGCACTTTGTAATACTTTGTCGTCTGATGGAAATTGAGTCATGTCATTGAATGTTTCTACTAAACCTAAATCTAACATAGCCTTTTGTCTACCATACGGATGATCTTTAATTGAGGAAGAATTCCACAAAGTGTCCATGTTTATATGTGCATAATCTTTTCCAGGTCTCAAATAGTTTTCTATCCATCTGATAAAGTCACATGCTACATCTTCTGCATTATATGGAAGTGAGCCCGTATCTTCATAAATCTTTGTCATTACTGCATCTAAAAATTCTTCTGACTTCTTACCTTTCTTTTCTACAGGATCTGCAAGATAACCAATACATTCCACAGCATTAGTACCATAATAGAACATTGATTCTCTATTCATAAATTCTGGGTACCAATCGCAAACATCTGCAATAACTGCAGCATATTGAAATCTATAAGCTCTTAAACCATTATCTGCATTCCACTTAAACATCCATTCACCCAATTCTCTTAAATCTTTTTTATCACCTTCTCTTAAGAAGTTTGCCATATCTCTTGCCATTCTCGGTGCAAATTCACATAAGAAATAATCTCCTCCTCTTTTATACACATATTCTGGTTTTGTAAAGCTAGACATGCCTACAAAAGAATCTTCATTAACTTCTGGTTTTGGTGGTTTTGGAAATGCTGGAAATTGATAACCGACTGAAGTATAAAAGGGTGTAGGATGATGTTTGATCACTTCACACATTTCTTCTATAGTTTCACATTCGTGTAAATTAAATAAAATAGTGTTATGATATCCTGAAGGCTTAGTAGCATAATTAATAGCAGATCCACATACTCTATGAAGTATGAAGATATAAAGCCATTCTTCTAAGCCAAATTCATCTCTCTTAGAATTCCAATTAGTAGCCACTTCCATTCGCTGAGGTGTGTATAATCCTGCTTCCATTCTTGACCAATATGGATGATCTGAATTCCAACCATAAAAACAGTCATTGATTATTTGGGAAAATCCAGCATATTTACGTTCTACTACATCATATAATTCTATGTGATGCATTAGTTCGTCATCTAGCTTTGATTCTGCATGTGGAACATGACCAAGATTACTTAGATCTTGTTGTTTTTTGGCTAGCTCAAAATATCTTAAGAACTCGTCGTAATACTTAGTCGTTGTTATTTGCATATTAATCTATAATTTTCCAATTAAATGGTGATCTGTTTCTTTGGTATTGACTCATAGACCACTCAACATCTTTGGTTTCTATTTCAATTATTTGAATTTCGTTTGTTGTTACGTAAGTAATTTCTATTTTGAATTTTTCGTCTAGTTTCATATTAGAATAACGATAATGTTTGTTTAATTAAATTTTTATTAGATTCATTTTTTTCCATGTTCCATCTATAATATTCTCTTGATATGTGTACAGATTTGGGTTTTTCCATTACGTCAAACGTTAATTCACCCTTAGGATTAAAATAAACTTCAGAGTGTTTATAGACTTTCCAATTATTTCTCTGTGCCATATCTTCAATACCGTCGTTTATTTCTTTAACTAATGCCGTACGTTCGGCCCAAGTTCCAGCAAATGGAGTTCCTTTATAGTAACCTGTTTTTGGCAATGGCCTACTTTCATTTTCAATAGGTAGTACATTTACAATTTCAATATTGCTAATACCTAATCCAATAAGTTCTTCTTCGTATCTTTTTATGAGTGTTTTAACTGCAGCACTTGGATTTGATTGTCGCATCAAGTGATGTCTAACATCGATATTACCCATATAAATTGTAAGTTCATTTATCCATGGATAAACATAACTTTGTAAACCTCTTTTTAGTGCACCGTGCATTGTTAGTCCATCATGTCGCTGACACATATAACCAGCTTGATACATTCCAAAAGAGTGACTATCGCCAAAACATAGTTTTTCTGTTTTCTCTACATGATCTACTCTTTGTATATTCGTACACAATTCTGTTGCTTCTTCAATTCTAGTTTCGAGTGTTTTAAATAAATCAGTTCCCGCTTTGAGTCTAGTTTGAATCAGATTACCGATATCTGGCATATCATGATGTAGGGAATATTTTTTAACGGGGGAAAATAACCTCATCAATTGATGATATAAATCATCATTAGATCCTCCAAATATATTGAAGGTGCCTTTGAATTCCATACCATGATCAATAAGAATTGCATCATAGTCGTTCCAATCAGTTTGATTAGATGTGATTACTTCGGCATTAGAATACCCTGCATTTTGCAGTTGATTACACAGCATATGAGCCCATGCGCCTTTGTGTGATGAGATTTTTGGGCTAATCTTGCCCACCAATGCACATATACCTACCTTAATAGACTTATCGGTTTCCTTTTCTGTAAAAAATGTTAATTCTGTCATACTTTTATTTTAATGGATCTTCAGTATCTTTATAGCCATGTTTATCAACATAGTTATCTAAAGCACCTAGATATGCAACTGCATCTAATAAGTTATCTTGTTTATAGTTATATGAATGTCGACTTAATTTAAGTGCTATGAGTGCAGCATACATGTCTGATCCATTTAATTCTTTACCAGTCATGCCATTAAAAACCTGAGCGGCTCTTCGCATACCTTCTTCAAATGGACCGTATTGGCGTGATTTTTCTTCTGATCTGTTATTTACTATTTCGTTAGCTTCAGAAAGAATGTTTGATTTTTTTTTGGACATATGAAACGTTTAATTGTTATACACATGAATTGTGTTTTGTTTAATTATATATTATACTTATTACTACACACGTGCGCCAGGTTAAGATACTTTAGATGAAGATGTTACTAACTCGCTAGGAATTCCTAAGTTATAGATCATAGCGCAGTAAAATCTGAGAGCGTATTGATTTACATAGTCTGCACTTCCAGTTGCTTTATGTAAATCATTAGCAACAACAGCGTCTACGAATCCTCCGCAGTTTTGTGAAATATTCCAATGTTTACACATGACCTGTGTACCTGTGTTTACGATATGTTCTTTTTCCCAATTAACAACATCTTTATTATTGATAAAATAATCAGCGTTTTCTAAAAAATATTGTTCTACTTTTGATTTTACTATTTCTCTTTTTTTAAATATTTCCATGTTATATCATTTTTAAAAGGTTACTAATTAACAGAATCATATATAAGCTAAACGCAAATACTAGCACAACGTCTACGCTGTCTATTTTCTGTACAATTGATTTAATTTTTTTCATATTATATAATTTTAGTTTCGTTTCCAACCATATCCTGCGATTGCTCCATCATTAAACATTTTAATAAGATTTTTATATGCTTTCGTTGCAGCAGGTCTTTTACATTGTTTTACAGCATAAATAATTTCTGGAGAATATTCGTTTTCTCTTCTTAGAAAAAAGGTAGTTCTATACATGTGTTATTGTATTGCCTGTTAATTGAATATACATTTCAATGGCTTTTTTTAAGCCTCTGATTTTATTTTCTATTTTTTTACTTACGCCGAGCTTAATTGCCCTTGGCAGTAAATCTTCATATAAATATCCATCAAAAAGTCCATATGACATGTTTGTTAATGAATCGTCCTCTGTTGCGTTAATGACATCCATGGTCATTGTTCTCATTTCTGAAGTAAAGCAATCGTGTCTATTAAATCTTTTGTAATTCATTTTTTATTAGTTTTAAATTATGAAAATGATTTTTGTCTTTTTACCCAAGCTCTCATTGTAACAAGTGTTTTAGTAGCACTCATAGGCACATACGTCTTTTCTTTGTTACACCATTCTTGGCAATCTTTTTCTCT